AAAGTACGAAAAACGTAAAGACTTGCGTAAGAAAACAATGAGTGCCGAAGAAGTGTTTCGGTCAGGCATTCTCAAGGAGCGTACAGATACAGGTCGCATCTATTTGGTGTTTATTGATAATGTTATGGAGCAGGGTCCTTTCGATCCAGAATATCATACCATATATCAAAGTAACTTGTGCTGTGAGATCTTATTACCAACTCGTCCATTCAAAAGACTAGACGACGAGACTGGACGCATAGCGTTATGTACACTGGGATCCATTAACTGGGGTGCGTTCCGTAACCCAGAAGACATGCGCCGTGCATGTCGCATACTACAGCGTAGTCTGTGCAATATCTTGGACTATCAAGATTTCTTGAGCATCCAAAGCAAGTTGAGCAACGATGAAATCCAACCCTTAGGCATTGGAGTGACCAACCTTGCTTATTGGCATGCAAGAAGGGGAATAAAATATGGCGACAAGGATGCATTGGCAGAAGTTAAAACATGGATGGAGCATCAGGCCTTTTACCTTACAGAAGCCACAGTCGAGCTGGCCAAAGAAAGAGGTCGTTGCAAAGATTCCGATCACACCAGATACGGTAAAGGAGAGTTCCCTTGGGAAAGAAGAGCCAGAGGAGTCAACGAACTCACTGACTTTGCCCCAGAACTTGACTGGGAATCACTCCGACAAGAAATGAAACTGCACGGTGTTCGAAATGCCACACTAATGGCTATCGCACCTGTGGAGTCTAGTAGTGTGGTTATTAACTCAACTAACGGAATTGAAATGCCTATGAGTTTGATCAGCACTAAGGAATCTAAGGCAGGTTCATTTACACAGGTAGTTCCGGAATACAATAGATTGAAACACAAATATCAGTTAATGTGGGAACAGAAAGACTGTGACGGTTATATTAAAACAGCGGCAGTGCTGGCTGCATACGTGGATCAAAGTATTTCGACCAATACCTTTTACAATCCAGCACACTTTCCAGATCGCAAAGTACCAACCACGCTGATTGCCAAGAACTTGATGCAGGCACACGTATGGGGATTGAAAACATTCTACTACAGTTTGATCAACAAGGCTGGGAGTAGACAAGAACAACGAACACCAGAAGTACACTACAACGGATTTCACAACGAACGTGAAATCATAGAAGAAGATGAAGACTGCGAGGCATGCAAACTATGAGCAAACAACAATATAACCTAACATCAAAAACAGACTATCTCAATCGCAAGATGTTTTTGGACCCAGCTGGTCCAGTTACCATACAACGCTTTGAAGAAGTCAAGTATAAAAAGATAGCAGACTTTGAAGCCACAGCACGTGGCTTCTTTTGGCAACCAGAAGAGATTAGCCTAACCAAAGACTCAAATGATTTTAAAGATGCCAGCGATGCTGTGAAACATATCTTTACATCAAACTTGTTACGTCAAACCGCATTGGACAGTTTGCAAGGGCGCGGCCCAAGTCAAATCTTTATGCCTGTTATCAGCCTGCCAGAACTAGAAGCATTGGTCTACAACTGGACATTCTTTGAAACCAACATTCATTCAAAGAGCTACAGTCACATCATTCGTAACATCTACAACGTGCCCAAGGAAGTGTTCAACACCATCCACGACACCAAAGAAATCGTAGATATGGCGTCAAGTGTGGGCAAGTACTACGACGAACTACACAGAATAAATTGTCATAAAGAATTAAGCAGTGAAATGACAGGTATGGTTCTCGAACAAGAACATATCAAAGCAATTTGGTTGGCACTCAACGCCAGCTATGCACTAGAAGCCTTCCGCTTTATGGTATCATTTGCCACAAGCCTGGCCATGGTAGAGAACAAGATCTTTATGGGCAACGGAAACATTATCCAATTGATCCTACAAGATGAGTTGTTACACAAGGGTTGGACTGCTTATTTGATTAATCAAGTGGTGAAGGAAGATAGCCGCTTTGCAGAAGCTAAAGCAGAGTGCGAGTCTGAAGTATACGCAATGTATCTAGATGTTATTCGTGAAGAAAAGGACTGGGCAGACTATTTGTTTAACAAAGGTCCAGTTATTGGATTGAACGCTAACATTTTAAAAGACTTCGTTGACTTCACAGCAGTCGGAGCATTAAAAGAAATTGGTATTAAGTATCAGGCAAGTGCTCCTAAGAGCACTCCAATTCCTTGGTTCAACAAACACGTTGACACCAGCAAAAAACAAACAGCTCTACAAGAAAGTGAAAGCACTAACTACGTAATAGGAGTCATGGGAGAAAATCTTGATTATGATGCTCTTCCAGCTATATAATAAACCATGTATAAAGCACAATTCAAAAGAAGCAATCCTTACGAATCTTGGACTACTATAGGTCACTATGGCAGCGAACAATCTGCCATAGCAGCAGCACTGAGTTATAAAAACAAAGGCATGCTGCTGGTCAGAGTCACGGACAAGAGCGGCGGTATTGTGTACACAGGTTAATCAAGGAAACATAATGACAGCTATCGTATGGAGTAAGTATAATTGTCCCTATTGTGATCAGGCCAAGGCCCTGCTAACACAAAGAGGGATTGGATATGAAGAACGTAAGATTGGAGATGGTTACAGTAGAGAAGAGCTTTTAGAAGCTGTTCCAAACGCAAGAACTGTTCCTCAGATTTTTATTAACAATCAATTGATTGGCGGGTTTACAGAACTTAGAACTTATTTAGAACAAACGGCCGGTGGATTCGGCGAAGGAAAAATATGATGTTGATAGACAAAGGAATTGCAGCTGGAGAAGTAGTCACGCTGAAACTTACCAGCGGAGAAGAATTAGTGGCAAAATTAGTAGAAGATCAGATCATGCACTACAGACTGTCCCATCCTATGGTGATTGCCATGAGTCCAAACGGACCGGCACTAATGCCCTATCTGTTTACTGTGAATCCCAGTAAAGAAGTTAGAATAGCCAAGGGTGTAGTGGCTGTGGTAGAAGCCACAGATAAATCATTTGCTGATCAGTTTATACAGCAGATCACTGGTATCGCATTGGCTTAAATAGTATATTATGGCTATTTCAAAATTAAACGATCTATTAGATCAAACCGACAGTACCCAAACAAGCTCATATCTATATGAAGCTAACACTGGTATTGCTATTGACTATACTCCGTATCTGTCACGGATATCAGCATCGCTGGAAACAATTTCTACAAAATTAACATCTATCGAGTCATTGGCAACAACTGATGGTATTAAAACCATACCGGCTTATAGCTGGTTGTTAGCAGCCAGTATGTATAAAATTTCTGTTGATGACACCGGAGCAATAGGGCTAATAGCATTGACAGATTATCATACTAAATTAAATGACATAGCTAAATTCTAATTATGCCAACCCCACAATCAACTAGTATTGGGCCAAGTGGCGGAATAGGACCTTATCCAAATCTACCTCATCAACACTCTCCAGGTAGTTTAAATCGTCAGGAACCGCTATACAATCCGTTTAATGTTTATGCCAACGGTGTAGAGATTGCACTCTATAATGCTGCCACGGTTCCTGGAACGTTCACAGACACTACTGTGCCGAGGGTCACTGTGGCAGCAGCTATACAGAACGTAGATGGCGATGACGGCAACACTGCTGGTAAAGCAGAAGCAGATAGATTTTTAGCAGAAGGCAGGATTACTGCCGAAGAACACAAGAAGATCACTACCACCGCTTCGCCAAAAACTCCGGGTGTAGGTCCTAGCGCACCAGTGCCCAGTCGTAGTTCTGCCGCAGTTCCTGGAAATATCACTCTTGCCACGGTGTTGACACCTAATGGTACTACACTTGCAACAATGATCAAAAATGTTTCCTTTCCAAGAACCATACAACAACTGGCAGACCATAACTCTACAGTTATAGGTGCCCAAAATGTAGTTAATAATCTAGCAGCATTGGCGCTTAATTGCCTAGAACCTATCAAGGCCAAATATCCGAATGTACAGATAACCAACAGCTTTAGACATGGCGAAGTGAAGAATGGTCAGAAGATACCAGATCGCGGCCAACACGGCTCAGGTCAGGCCATGGATCTACAGTTTCGAGGAGTTCCTGCTCACAGCTATTTCGACATAGCTGTGTGGATCAGTAAAAATATTCCCTACGATCAACTGTTATTAGAATACAAAGTCGGAACAACAGTGTGGATTCATGTTAGCTTTGCTGCACCCGGTTTACCCTTCGGTGGTACCAGTGTTAGAAAAAGCAAAGGGGTGGCCAGCACACTGGCAACTTTGAACGGTGCAGCGGGTGGTAAGTTTACTCCTAATCTACATGCGGATATCATACAGGGCGCATTAACAAATAAGGTTGTACTTGGTTGATATGAAAAAATTATTTTGGAACGTATTAGGATTTCTAAGTTTGGGAATGGCCTACATAGGGTTGATAACTCCAGGCATCCCCTATAGTTGTTTTGTCGTAGCCGCAGCATATTGTTTTTCAAAAGGTTCAGAACGCATGCACCGTTGGATCTACAGTCACCCAATCTTCGGCCCGTTCTTAACAAATTGGAATGAAAAGAGAGTATTTCCACAGAAAATGCGCTATATGATGTTGACAATGATGTCAATTAGCCTTATAATAATGTATGTGACAGGAGTAAAACCTGTAGGCATACTAAGCACAGCAGTGTTTATGATGATAGTGGCAATTTGGGCATGGAGATTTCCTAACACCCCCGAAGAACACGATCGCCGCAAAGCAGCTGGTGAAAAGATAGGTTGGCTTAAATAACAACACACACAGTATACAATTAATTTTTAACAAAGGTAAAACAGTAATATGGCAACAGGTAAAGTAAAATGGTTTAATGACGCTAAAGGTTTTGGTTTCATTACTCCAGACAACGGTGGCGCAGACTTATTTGCACACTTTTCACAGATTAATTCAAGTGGCTTCAAAAGTCTACAAGAAGGACAGAGTGTAAGGTTTGAAGTAACTCAAGGTCAAAAAGGCGAGCAGGCTAGCAATATCCAGCCCGCTTAAGAAATTGTTGTAATTCCTTCGACAAGGATGTGTTCAAGACGCGGGTTCGACTCCCGCCACCTCCACCCAAATGTATTTGAAATAGTATATTTAGGTGGGGGTGACCAGGCTATCGATTGGGCAAATAGTTAGAGACGGCAACACGGTAGGCGATGACCGTTAATCAAGCAAATAAACGTAAATGCAAAAGCAGATACATTCGACTTCAGCGCAATGAGCTTCACTGGTAACACCGTTCGCGGTGCTGCTAATGACAGCAGATTTGCCCTAGCTGCCTAAAAAACAGCGGTCCGAGGTAGTTATACCTTGTAACCAAAAATAGCAGAAAGCACCTTCGGGTGCTTTTCTTTTGACTCCTGGTGTAATAATACTGTAACATTTATGTGTTTAAATATTTACTGTGTTACAAAATAAAGGAGACACAGATGAAAAAAATCTTAGCAGTCGTTGCGGCATCGTTGTACTTGATGTCACCGACAGCAAATGCACAAACGATCACAGGGGCAGGCGCAACCTTCCCCTTTCCCATTTACAGCAAGTGGGCAGAGGCATATCAAGTCAAAACTGATGTTCAGTTGAACTATCAAAGCATCGGTAGTTCAGGTGGCATCAAACAGATCAAAGCAGCCACTGTGGACTTTGGTGCCACAGATGCACCATTAAAAGGTGACGAGTTAACAGCAAGCGGATTGGTTCAGTTCCCCACAGTGTTGGGCGGTGTTGTACCAATCATTAACATAGAAGGCATCAAGCCTGGTGAGTTACAGTTAACTGGTGAAGTGTTGGCGGAAGTCTATTTGGGCACAATCACACAATGGAACGATGCCAAGATTGCAGCATTGAACCCCAAGGCCAAGTTGCCTGCAGAGAACATCACGGTAGTACATCGTGCAGATGGTTCTGGTACAACATTTATCTTTACTGACTACTTGACCGAAGTCAGCAAGACCTGGGCTGAGAAAATGGGCAAAGGTGCCGCTGTGAAATGGCCTGCCGCCAGTTCAGTAGGTGGCAAAGGCAATGAAGGTGTTGCTGCCAATGTGGGTCGTGTAAAGAATTCAATTGGTTATGTAGAATATGCCTATGCCAAGAAAAACAAAATGACCTATGCTAAATTGCAAAATCGTGATGGCAAGTATGTTGACCCAGATGACCTAACGTTTGCAGCCGCTGCCGCAGGTGCTGATTGGTTCGCAACACCAGGCATGGGCATCAGTTTGGTAAATCAAAAGGGCGCACAATCATGGCCCATCACAGGTGCAACATTTATCCTGATGTATCGTGAACCAAAGAACGCAAAGAACAGCCAAGAAACCATCAAGTTTTTTGATTGGGCATTTGTAAACGGTGGTAAAATGGCTGCAGAACTTGACTATGTGCCATTGCCAAAAGCAGTCACTGACCGTATTCGCAGTGACGTTTGGACACAGATTAAGAAATAAAAGGTTGACTTTGCAAAGTCATAAGTATAATATTATAGATTAACACAGTAAATTAACAAAGGAGAAACTATGAAATTTACAAAACAACTGTCACTTGCACTAGCCTCATTGTTGGTCACAGGTTCAGCATTGGCCAATGGTTATGCTACCTATGAGTACAGCGAAGAAGAAAACCGTAAAACCAGCGCCAACAACATTGTTAACGCGGTGGTAGTCGGCTTTAAAGCTGCCGAAGGTTGGGACTACAGTCTCAAAACCAACACCAGCCAAACTGCACTGGGTTCAGGCTCAATCAGTTCAGGTCTAGAAGTTCGTGCTAGAAAATCCATGGGCATGTTCTACTTGGGCGGACGCCTGGGTGAACGTATCACCAGCGCCACACACTTCAGCACCTACGCTATCGACGCAGGTGTTAAGTTTCCATTGGCAGCTGGCTTCACTGGTGATGTAGGCGGTCGTTATCGCAATGCATTCGAAAGCGGTAAAGCCTACGAAACACAACGTGTGCATGCCACAGTGGGCTATGCATTGACCAAGCAAGACTCTGTTGCCGTACGTTTTTCACGTAGTTACGGTGACGAAGAAAAAGACGCATGGCGTCTGAGCTACACACGTAGTTTCTAATCACTGTGTGCTCAATAAAGGACCTTCGGGTCCTTTTATTTTTCCTATTACAGCAATAGAAATAATTGTTGTAAATACCTATTGATTTTAGGTTTTAATAGGATATATAATATACACATACAACACAAACAAGGAGAAATGTATGACTGAAAAAATCAAAGGTACACGTACCGAAGAAAATCTTAAAGCTGCCTTCGCAGGTGAATCTCAGGCTAACCGCCGTTATTTGTATTTCGCGAACATGGCTGACGTCGCTGGAGACAACGACATTGCTGCTCTATTCCGCAGCACTGCTGAAGGTGAAACTGGACACGCACACGGTCACATGGAATTTCTAATTGAAGGTGGTGCTGGTGATCCAGGTACAGGTATGAGTGCTAAAACCACCACCGAAGCTTTGGAATCAGCTATACACGGTGAAACACACGAGTACACTGACATGTATCCAGGCATGGCCAAGACTGCTCGCGACGAAGGCTTTGACGAAGTAGCTGATTGGTTTGAAACACTGGCCAAGGCTGAACGCAGCCACGCTAATCGTTTTACCAAAGCATTAGTTTCTCACAAAGAAACACAATAAGGGGATGACCATGCAACAATACATGTGTACAGTATGTGGTCATATTCATGACGAAGCCGCAGATGGCGTGTTTGAAGAACTGGACAAATATCACATCTGTCCAGAATGTGGTTGTGGCAAGGAAGAATACCAACTGGTAGCCTGAATACATAAAATCTGTAGCCTCTTTTAATGTTTTTCACTATGTAGTCTGTGATAATTCTGTTATATAATAAATACGCACACATATGAAGTGTGTATTTTTATAAAGGAGTACTATTATGTGGACAAAACCAGAAGCAGTTGAAATGCGTTACGGGTTCGAGATCACGATGTATATCGCTAATCGTTAATCAGAACTAAAAGAATGGCCCACTGAAGTGGGCCTTCTCTTGACATGTGTATTAAGTATGTTATACTATATTTTTATGATTGATATTTTCGGAGGAATTATGTTAGAGTGTTTAATTATGGGTGACAGTATTGCAGTAGGCACATCACAGGCTAGACCTGAGTGTGTGAGTTATAGCAAAGGCGGTATCAACTCATATGACTGGCTCAACAAAAATGTGAGCAAGAGTCCGTATGTGGCCAAACATGTGATTATCAGCCTTGGTGCCAATGATCACCGGGGTGTGAAAACAGAAGCAGAGTTGCGAGTTATTCGAGAGCTTACTAAAGCTGATCGGGTGTACTGGATTGATCCGGGACAGGATCGTAAACCTATTCCACACGATGCAATCGTTCGGATCGCTAAAGAGTACGGAGATACAATCATTCTTCGACCTAAAGATCACATGAGTACCGACGGTGTACATCCTACTGGTAAAGGATACAAAATGATTGCTGAGCAAACAAAATGAATATTTTAGTAACAGGTGGCCTAGGACTTATCGGCCATAACATAGTTCGACGACTACAAGCACAAGGTCACACAGTAAGTATCATTGATACAAAAACCAATTATGATATTATTCCTCAGGAAGAAATTGATCATCTCATAGCACAACGTTCACAGGGATTGGACTTGACAAAATACTATTGTCTTGACATTGTGAATAAATGGACCATGGAGTCATGCTTTAGCGTTGACAAGCCCGAAATAGTCATACATATGGCTAGTTTTCCACGACAGAAGGTGGTAAATGCTCACCCAGGCCGCGGCAGTCGAACCATGTCAGAAGGACTGCTGAATTTGCTAGACCATAGCAACACATACGGAGTTCGAAAGTTTATCTACATTTCAAGTTCGATGGTCTACGGTGATTTCAAAGACGATGTAAAGGAAGATTATGAATGCAAACCACAAGGACAATATGGAATCCTCAAACTCGCAGGCGAATGGCTGGTCAAAGATTATACTCGTCGTACTGATCTTGTTCATACTATTATCCGTCCCAGTGCTGTTTATGGGCCACTTGATGTTGAAGACCGAGTCATCTCAAAATTCATCCTCCGTGCAATGCGAGGACAACCACTTCAAGTCAAC